TGCAAGTTATAAATACCATAGTCAGAAACATTTATTCTTGAATCATTAGAAACAAAAACACCATTACTATAATCAGTGGTGTTTAACTTCATTGGATAAGCAACAGTTGTTGAAGCAGCAGCCTGATCTGTATCATCTTGAAACTCACCATATGGAGCAGAATCATCAAATGCAGCATCAGAGTAAGGAATGACAATAATCTTGCTGTCAGCACTAATTCTTAGATCATTGATGGTTGTTGTCAAAGCACCACCAGTAGCAATCGTTACTGTGCCAGTGTTGTTCGTCTTGCCATTCATAATTCCATTGACAACTTCAGCAACAACCCGAGGGTCATTGCCAAATGATGGAAGAACTCTAAATTGGTTCATTAGCGCGTTCCTTGACCAGACAATTCAATGTCCAATGAAACAGCAGTTGACCAATTGCTTCCAGTTGGAACCACTGTAAACCGATGGTAGTTGCCATTGGATCGCAAAGATACCCTGTTATCAGAATCAGCAGCAACAGCAGTACTGTACGACAAACTTTGATTCAGAAGCGTCCTAGAAGCCACTGAAACGGTCGCAGAGCCGTTATCTACCTGCGGTTTAGCCAATGTAACCACAGACCTTCCACCTGCGTTCAAATCGCCTGTAACGATCTGGCCTGTTGCTGGTGAACCGTTGTAGGTAACGACATAAGCGCCAGATGTCCCGCCTAAGAAATACTTACCGCCCATGTACAAGATTGAATCCAAGCTAACAGGCAAAGCATCAATGCTAGACGAAATGGAGTCCAAGCCTTCCAAGGTGGTCGCAGATGTTGAGGCATCAGAGATGTAATCAGCGCCAGCATCGCCATACGTCCACTTCTGAGTCTTGAAGTTATAGATGATCAATTGACGCTGTGCAAAAGTTGTCTTGAAGTTCCAGATGATCAACTTGCGAACAGGATCAACAGCAGCACTCATTGTGCTAAATGCGCTTTCATCAGCATTGGCAAAGAACCAGCGATCTACCTTTTCAGATCCGATACCTTGGACTTGTTGTCCATCGCACATATAAAAGCCATCATCAGACAAAAAGAAGCAAATGCCTTGCGTCTGAGCAATCGAGCCAGCAGCGATACAACCCTTACCCCTAGAGATGTTATCAAACTGGAATATGAATGGCGTACCAGCGTAACTCATTCGGCTGATACCTTTTTCAAGGAATATCAAGCCAAACTCTCCACCACGGATTCCAACGATCTGACCACCATCAGCAATGTCTTGGAAGTCAGCCTGGGTCACTTGGCTAGAACCCCATGCAGTTTCATCATTGATGCCAGACCAACGAACTCGCGCAGGGTAAACAGTGCTGCTTTCACTTGTAAATGCTGTGACAACAAAATCACGAACCACAGTCAGAAACCTACAGATTGGAGCAGTTGCGGCCAAGTCAGCAAATGCTGTTGACGTACCCAATGTATAGGCCTGAATCGGATCGCCAAAGTTTGTTCCAAGAATCACGTTTCCAAACTGAGTAAACCTAAATCTATCGCCAAAAGCGTTAGGTGTATAGCCACCAGATTTTGATACGTTAGTCAGTGCGCCAACACCAGAAACATCAAAGATTTTTGTTGTGCCAGCAGCAAACAGTTTTGTAGCATTTGCAGGTGTCTTGCCAGCGACAAGCGTTGTTAGGCTTTCAGTGGCAGCAGCAGAAAAAGTTGCAGCAGTAGGCAAAGGCCCATAACCAATAGCCTGAGAAACCACGTTCTTGGCATCAGTCAAAGCGCCAGAGATTCCAGGCTGATCAGGCATCCATTCGCCAAATGCTAGTTTTGTTGTAGCCATGAGTTATTCCCGTTTGTTTGCTGCGTCCAAGTATTACTTGATGATTCTGAATCTGTCCATGTGTTGCTAGACGCATCAATCTCAACCCAAGTATTTTCTTCACTTGATGTTACTGTCCATGTGTTTTCTGACTCAACAATGTCAGCCCAACTTTGCCCATTTGATGCAATAGCAGAAACAGAGCAAGTGCAATCAATGCTTCCAATACCATCATAGATAGCACTAGCCGATGCAACAACGTCTGCTGTGCAATCAACAGATGCAGCGCCATTTGCAATGATGCCGCCCAATGCAGTTACAGTTCCTGTGCAAGTTACAGCAGCATCAGCAGTGCGAACACGGATTACATCAGCAGTGACAGTCGCAGAAGCATCAACAGAAGCAGAGCCATTAGCGACAAGCCCACCAAGAGCAGAGACAACAGCATCGCAAGTTATCGCAGCATCAGCAAACTGTACCCTTGTGCCAGCAGCTTGAACTGTAGCCAAAGCATTGACGCTACCAGCACCAAAGCGCACACGGGTTGCATCAGCAGCTACAGTCGCAGTCGCTGAAACATCAGCAGCAGCAAACTGGACCCTAGTCGCATCGCATGAAGCACTTGCAGCAGCAGAGACACTTGCACTAGCAAACTGAATCCTGGTTGCATTAGCGCTAACACTTGCTGTAGCCGATACAGAAGCAGAAGCAAGCTGTACCCTTACTGCTTGTGCGCTTACAGTGGCTGTAGCACTAACAGAACCGTAAGCATCCCAAAGTGTTACCGATGTTGTATAGAGACTGCTATCCAGCGTAAGCGTCAGATCATCAAGACTAGCTTTTAACTGGTCAAGACTATCTATTGTCCACGGTGGAAGCAGATCAGCCATTATGCAAAGGCAACGCTAAGTGAGCCAATAGCAATGCGGAAAACGTCACCAGTGGCAATCGTCTTAGAAGCATCCAATGGCGTATGGAAAAGCAAGTTTCCAGCAGTAGAAGCATCACGAATACCAATATATGCAACAGTACCCCAAGAGCCAGTGGCTTGAGGAAACTCGATTGCAGCACTGTTTGTGCTTACGCCGTTAGATGGCGCGCCGAATGTGATTGCTTGACGCACATAAGCGTTACCAGTAACTTCAGTGCCAACATCAGCATCAGTTGGATCACTGGTATATAGACCCAGGTAAACAGTCGTTGGACTTGTATAACTGGTATTGCGGAGAGTCGCATTGATAAGTGCTGTCTCCAAAAAATTTGACATTTCAGCCATGATTTACCTCACAAGGTTGTTTTGATTACAAGGGGTACGCCTGAATACTGACCTTGTTCATCAGAGCGTGTGATAGATGCCATTGCGCGATCAAACATGGTTCCCCAGGTATTGATTCGCGCATCATCCATAAGGTACGGGGCAGCTTCAAGCAAGGAGCCATAAAGCAAAGCATCTGGCGTATTAGCCAGAAAAGCATTGCTTGTGTTTGTATCACTCAAGAATATAGGGGCAGCGAAATAAAGCATCTTTGCTGTGTAATCACTGTCAGGAACTGGCGCAAGCTGGAAGTCATTAGCCAAGACTGTGTAGTCCAGCGGCTTGCCTGATTGCCATGTTCTAGCATTGCGAGTAAACGCAGATGGGCTGGAGTAGTTCAATGACTGCGGAGGGCTTCCATCAATAATCAAATCACGAACTTCAAGAAAGTCGCTAGGCAGTTCAATCGTGCTATCAGCAGCAACAGTTGCTGTCGTTACAGACTTCAGCATCTGGCGAATACGCAAATCTCTACGTAGACGCAATTCAGCAAGTCGGATGAAATCAGGAATCTGTGTTGTCAGATCAGACCGAGCCAAGTAACCAGCGATGGTTGTTTGCAAGTCAGCATAACTGGTGAAGCTCATTTAGATTACTCCTGGCCTTGTGCGCCATGCACGATTGTCTGGATTGTTGAGCCACATCGCAAAACGAGTGTTATCAACAACATGGAAGCCACGCATGATGCCTTGATGATTCAATTCATCAATGGCAGTAAATGGAATGGATGCAACTTTATTCCCATAAAGATCATCAGACCACTTTGCACGTTCATCATAACTGTTGAATTCTTGCTTGTTTCTTTCAACAATAGCCGATACATCTTGAGCAGTTTGAATGATCAAACCACCTTCCCCATCAGCATGGGCAACAGATTTACGAAATGTAGGGTTTTCCATGATTGCAATTCTATCATTGGCATGATAAATAAAAAAGCCCCCCAAGGTTTCCCAAGAGAGGCTTTTGGCTAACTTACGTTAGATCAGCTCAGATCGGCCACGATGCCATGAGCAGCTTGGTTCTTAACTTCCAGAGTCAATTCAGCCAGCAACTGAGTCTTCTCGCTGTCACCAGTCTTAGCCAATTCAATGGTTTGGAATGGGCGCAGGTAAGCAACAGCAGCCATGTCAGGATCGACAATGAAGGCAGTCTCATCGCAAGCGTTGACGCTGTTCATGAAACGGTTAGGGACAACAGAGACTGTGCCGAAATCGCTCATGTACACATCAGCAGCGCCGATGATGGTAGTTGGCTCGTTACCTGGAGCCATATAACGCTGTGCGGCGATACCAGCAAAGGCCGAAACCAGTTGCTTGTGTGCAGGGTTAACCATCAGAACTTTGGGGTTGCCACCGGACTGATATACCTCTTTGATGACAACTTTCAGGATGTCTTCAGTAAAAGTGCGGTCAGTGCCATCAACACGGGCAGTTGTGCCGCCCGAGCCAGCCACGCCATCAGTGCCGCCGTCATAGTTGGAATTCAACCATGCTTGCAGACCACCCATAGTGCGAGCAGTGCTGGAGTTACCAGCAGAAGACACTTGGTTAGACAACAGGGTCAGTTCAATGTTGCGCTTCAGTTCAGCAGACACTTTAGCCAACTGATAAGCCTTTTCAGACTTACGACCAGCTTTGTCCACAGCTTCCAGAGTGCCAGCGACAGCAACAGACTTAGTGAAAATCTGTGTACGGTTGCCGATACGGGTTGTTGGAGCAGCAGTAATGCTAGAAGCATCAGCGCCTTCAACAGCACCACCCAGGGCAGCAGCGGCCAAAGCATCGGTCTGCCACTCATGATAAGTAGCAGTTGCTTTGGTCTTGCCGATAGAACTCATGAAAGGAGTGTCGGTAGGGGAGATGTCATAAATGACGTCAGAGAGGTCTTCGCGCATACCGATTGCGGTATAGGTTTGGTAGGTTGCCATGATTAAAGCTCCAAAAAATTAAAGGAATCGTTCAAATGCAGCAGCAGCATCACGGACTTTGCCGGATTGACGCAACCTTTGCATCACTTGTTTATCTTGTGCCGACTTAGTGTTTGGCGTTGAAGTTCCGGGTTTAAGCATCTTAGGGGCTTGCTGGACTTTCTTCAAAGTCTCCGGCTTACCCTTTTGAAGTTGCTCAAACTTCATCGCTTTATACAGAGTCAACACAGCACGATGGTCATACACTGAGGAGAGTTCTTGATCTGACCAACCAACAGACTTTGCATATTCTCGGATTTCTTTCCGGATAGCATCACCTTTAGGTGTCGCCAGTTCTGGGATAACAGACGCTAGCTTATCAGACTCATACTTGAGATGGTTTTGCAGGTTCTGCTGTTGCTCCGCTTGTTGCTGTTGAGCAATGCGGCTTTGTTCAGCGCGAACTACTGACAATTGTTTCTCACGTTGAGACTGTTCAGCTACCTTCACGGCATAACCGATTGGGTCTGTCTCTTTCAAAACTTCTAAATCCTCACCCCGATTCTGCTGGCTCAAGAAGCTATCAAGTGCCTGTAGTTTCTGGGCGTAGGCCATACGCTCTTGTTTAACTTGCTCCAAGTGACCACGTTCAGCATCAATCGCTTTACGCTGTTCAGCTAGAGCCTGAGACTTTTGTGTGTAATCCTTGCTCCGCTGATAACCGTTGATAAGTTCGTCAAGTTCAACCTCAACTTCCTCACCACCGACTTTTGCCTTGTAGCGGGTTTTTACTTCCTCTACTGGCTCTTGATCGTCCGCATCTTCGGACTGATCTTCAGCTTCACCACTGGCTTCAAGTTCTTCAGTTGGTTCTTCCGGTTGGCCTTCGGCTCCATCGTCACCGCCCATCAAACTCATAAACGCATTGGCTGCTTGGTTTACGTTCAGGCTTTCACTCCCTTGCGGGTTGGTGTTTTCCATGTTTCATCTCGATATTCGCCAGAAACCGTCTGGACTGCGGGTAGATTACTCTACAGAATTCGCCACTTCTTTTCCTGAATCTTGGTTTCTGCGGCAATGCCTTGCAGGTGTCCAACAAACAGATCAAGTGTCTTGATGTGGCTGTACGCTGCTTCGCGTTCCTCAACCTCATCTCGATTAGTGTTAATTATCACACTAATCTGCTGATTTTTCAAATTATCCATGACTTTTATGAAAAAGTCATCTTTGAGTAAGTTGTTTGCCCACTCAGCTTGAAGTTTTTTGTCCATACTGGCTTTGTATTCCTGAAATGATGTCAGAGATTGATACAGGCGATCCACTAAGATTTCCAATGATGTCGCTCGTTCCGACAGTAGGCTGCTGAAATTGGTTAACAAAGTCAGCAGTGCTTACTTGTTGAGGCATCTCATACTGTTGCGGGACAAATGGAACTGGCTGATAGTTTAACGTGTTGATCAGATTAGTTAAGTTATATGGCTGTGCTGCTTGAAGTTGTTGAGGGTTTTCCCATTGTGTTCCAGCCAACGTAGCAGTTGTTCCAAAGTCTATTGGAGCAGATGGCGTAAATGCTTGATTGTATTCAGGAGATTTCCAATCAGTTGGTGGCGCAACAATGGAATATCGAGTTTGTCCTGAATCATCTGTTGTTGCATTTTTATACGCAGATTTCTGAAGTAAAAGAGAAACAGCAGCCGGTGTAAGCCCTCTTGCCAATCCAAATAAAGCTACTTTATTAGATATTCCAGGTATATCAAGCGAGGCAGATGGTTGTATATCAGCAAGCAACTGATCGGCATCACTCATTAAGGTTTGACCAGCAAGACCACTTTCAGTCATTGCTCTATCAAATTGCCCTTGATTCAATGCTTGTTGATATTCACCAATGCCACCAATAATTCCACCTGTCAATGCTCCTTGTGCAAAATCACCTCCTAGCAATGAAGATGTTGCGCCACCAGTCAATGCCCTTCCAGCAATATTGCCAAAAGCACCACCACCTAAAGCGTCAGAAACACCAGCAGTAACATTAGGGACAAGCCCCGCTGTTAGTCCAGAAATTACACCACTCTTTAATGCGTCACCAACTGACTCGCCAGAAGCCAAACTTGCGCCAGTGCTAAGAGCCGCAGCACCAACAACAGCAGCCGCTGCACCAGTAGCACCAAGAGCCGCACCAATTGCCGGAATAAGTGGTGGGTAAACAATTGCCGCAACTATTGCAACTGGTTTTGCAACTTTCTTTAGAAATTTTTTAAGTTTTGATGCCATGTCATGCCTCTATTTCACCAGAAGCAATCATTTGCCTTGCCATTTCTCCAAGCGTTGCTATTACGCCAATAAGTTGATAATCTATTTTTTCAGATACATCTTCTTCTTTAGCGAGATCACTATCAATTAATGCTTTTGAAAACTTAGAATAAAGTGATTTATCCTTTAAAACATCTTCAGCCATTTCCCCAAGATAAATTATGGTTTCAGGAGTTATGCTTTCTTCAATCATGGCCTCTCTGACCATTTGTTTTGTTTGTTCAACTTGATCAATCATCCTGGAATCTCCACGTTTGATGTGATACCTGCCCCTACCTTCATGGCCTTCAGTTGCGCTTCAGCCTGAAACTCTTGTTCCTTCATGGCAAAGTGCAGATTCATCTTCTCACGCTCAAGTTGAAGTTTTGAGGCTTCTTTCTCACGCAGGATCTGCAATTCAGCAGCAGCCTTCTCGCGTTGCAGTTGCAATTCAAGTGCAGCCTTCTGACGTTCAAACTCCATGTCTGCTTGCATCTTGGCTTGCTGCATCTGCATATCAGCTTGGAACTTGGCTTGCTGGCCTTGAATCTCAGCCTGGGTCTTAGCCATGTACGCTTGGATTTCAGGTGGCACTGGCGGCTCTTGTGGCTGTTGTGGGGCAGACATTTGCTGATCTTGCTCTGGGCTAATCGGCTTGAAGAACTCAGCAGAGTCTTTAAAGCCAGCAGCCTCAACCATGCGGCCAAGAACATTGCGGTACTGACCAAACGAGACAAATGGGTTTGCTGGACCGTACTGTCCAATCATCTGTTCTTGCTTTGCCATCACCATCTGAAGCATAGCCATCTGTTGATCACGGTTGCCGTTACCCAAGCCTACATTGATGGAAATATCAAACTTGTTTGCCCAGGTACGGGGATCAACAGTAATGTAAGTACCACGCAAGCGAATGATTCGCTCTTTCTGTTGGTACTTGCTGACCAAGTGCATGATGCCTTCAAACAGTTCTTTGACGCCTGATTCAGCAAACACACGGGCAATCAGTTCAATCTTGCCAGCACCAGCTTGCTGCATGGACGCTACAGCAGCAGCAGTTACGTTCTGCAAGATGTTGGCATCGAGGCCTTGGCTCATCTCAGTGATACCAGTGCGCTTTGCTTGAACTGAATCCAAGTATTGCAGCATTGGAAAAGCCTGTTGCGACATATTCTGGACAGTCAATTGCTGAACAGCGCCAGGAGACTTAACCCGGATCACGCCACCAGCAGTAGAGGTCAGCAAGTCATCCAGGTTAACTTGGCCTTCAACAGCAGTAACCCGACTGTTGTTAGTCAGATACATATTGTCTAGCATCTGACGGGTAACAGTGGTTTTGATCAGTTGCAGGTCAACAGTGCGATCTGCCAGAGAGTTACCAAAGAACTTATGCGGAATTGGCAGTGGGCAGATAGAGTAGAAAGGAACGTAATCGGTTTCTTCATCACTCAAGATCTCGTTGCCAGCGTAGAACACTTGGTGCAACTCAGCGATCCCGTCTTCATCGCCATCATAGTAAATGTAGCACTCAAAGACTTCGATCTCTTGCATTGCAGAGTCGCTAGGCTGTGTGTCGTATGGCTGTTCACCTGGAGAGAATCGAGCCACACGTTCAGGTGTATAGGCCAGTGCATCGCCAGTAGGAAGGCCATTAACAACATCTTCATCAAAGCCCATAGCAATCAGGTCACTACGGGTAATCATGCGCCTGTGTGCCACAAATGGCGAATTCTTAACAGTGCTTCCAGCTTTGGATTTCAAGAATTCTTCAGGCGGGATATTGGAAATATCAACCTTGCCTGAGTTCTTGACCTGCTTAATTACAATGTCGTGAACACCATACATTGCAGGTGCGCCAGCTTCATCAAAAACTGGATTGCCCATCGGATCAAGGATAGGATTCGTTACTGTGTCTTGTTCAACAACTTCAATGCTCTTGTCCTGAAGCAGCATCGCCAGTTCATCATCAGACAAACCTTCATACGTTTCCTTGGTAACGTCTTCCTTGTCTTCCCATACTGCTTTCACAATACCGTTCTTTTGCAGCAAGGCATCAAAGAACCAGTTATGCAGAATCATCACGCCTGGGTTGTCTTTTAGGAAGATGTGATTCAAGTAATCAGTCGCTTGCTTTGCACCAGCCTCATCGCCTGGGCCAACTGGATCAGCAACAACAATCTGGTCTGAACCAGTAAAGATACGAATCAACGCAGGTAAAGCACCATCAATGGCTTCTGCAACTTCACCAGTAACGATAGAAGACTTGCCTTCCATCTCATTACCGTAAGGTTGGCGCAAGTATGCTTGAAGCGATTGCTTGCGTTGCTCTACTGTCTCACTCTCGATAAATCCAATGGAATCATCAATTGCGGCTTGAAGTGCTGCTTTCAGTTGGTTCTGACTCATCTTTAGCCTTTGCTGGTCGCCCGACCTTTGGGCGTTCTGACAATTGTAGCGCCTTTACTACATTTTCAAGCATTTCAATGCGCTTTTCAAGGGCGTCAACCCTTTTGGCATTAGAAATATCACCTTGTTTCATCATGAACATTTAGACCACCCATTTAGGAATCACGTTAATAGACTTGCCCCAAGACCCGACATTCTCGTCTAGTCCTACGGCCACATACCGCCAAGCATCAGCAGCGTGTGAGTGCTGGTCGTGCAAAGGCTTATTGCTGAACATCTTGGTATTCGGGTCTACGTCATAGCGGTAATGACGCAGATTCTGAAGGCCATCAGCGCAGCGAGTTTCATCAATAAAGCATCTGTCCATCAGTGTTCTAGCAGCGTTAATGCCATCAGCCACTGACAGTTTAGGAGTAATCCTTACTGGTTTGCCCATGCCTTCAAGAATGTCTTTAACTGATTTACCAGTCATATTCTTGTTCACAGCATCATGGGGTAGCCACCAATCCTTGTAGATGTAACCCCTATCCTGAAGCACTTGGGCGTAGTGGTCAATGGTCTTTTGGCAGTTCTGGTAGAAGTCAATCACCCTTACCTCACCACCGGCAATGACCTGGACGAACCAGATTGAGGTCATGTCAGCCCATCCAAGGTCAAAAAACACTTGTACAGGAATACTCTTGTCAATAATCAGTTCACGGATGCGTTTTTCTTCTTGGGCTTTACGCAGTTCATTAGCGTACACAGCACCATCCAGCATCTGTCTTGTGTGACCTTCCCAGACGTTTAGGTAGGAATCCACGTTCCTAGCCTTCAGGTCTTCCAGTTCATCCTTCAGGACTTGAGGAAACCACGGGTTGTCAGACCAGTTAACTTTGGCGATTCTTGCTGTTGAAGGTGGATTTACGACAAACCGTTTATAGGTTTCATCTGTGTCCAGGTCAGGGTTAAACGTCACCCAGATCTCAGAGTCAGGCTTTCTGATAGTAGGAATCAGTGTTTCCCATGAGACTTTAGAGACTGCTTGTCCTTCTTCTATCCAGCAAAGGTCAACACCTTCAAACGACTTGATCGAGGTCACGTTGTGCTTCAGACCTGCAAAACTGAACTCAGAACCGTTCAATCCATAGATGGCTGTGCGCTGTACGTCAAAGAAGGACTCAAGCCCCATAGCCTTGATCTGGTCGCCCAATAGAGCAATCACAGAGTCAGAGATACTGTTCTGCAACTCACGGGCGCAAAGTATCCTGGTTGGCTTTTGTACCGCAATCGCTATCAAAGCCCTAGCAACAGACCAAGACTTAGCTGATCCACGGCCACCATACAAAATCTTGTATCTATGCGGCTCAAACAGGAATCCTAGCTTTTCAGGGAAATCCAGTTCAAGATTCATCTGGCTTCTTCAGAGTAATCGTGATCCCTGTCACTTCAATAGCACCGCCACCGTTACCAGTGACTTCAGTTCGTGCCAGCTTGGGGATATGGTACTCAATGGCTCTTAGATACAAGTCAGCAGCCTTAGCCGGGTCTGGTCTATTGCCGCCAGAACCCTCTGCAACGCTGTCAAGCCATTCTTGTAGCTTATGTGCGTTACCCTCTGCAAAGGTCGCTATAGCGGCCCTTACGTCAGCCGTAGCCCTATTCGGTGATCCTTTAGGGCGGCCTTTATTATTTTCGGCTTGTTTATTCATCTTTGTTTGACTCCCGAGGGTTGGTCAATGTTGGGCGCAATCCTTTGCGCTGTTAACAGTTGCATCAAAATCAAGGCCAAGAAACCATTCCCTAGCCCTTACTTCTTTGCACGATTGTAGGCAAATAGATATTAAACGCTTTTCTGCTTTTTTAACATCTACATGACACTCAATAGAAAAAATCTTTGTCAGCTTCCATCCAGCAATTTCACCAAGTTGCCTATGTACTTTTATCCTTTGTTCAGGAGAGTACCCTCTGCCAACTTTGATGATGCCACTGTCAAATTCAATGACATATAAAGATTCTTTCTTACTTCTTACAAATGTATCAAACTCCATTACGCTGATTTGCCTTTAGTGCAGACTCACATCTGCGGGGTTATTACTTGCCTAACAGTCCTGCTGCTGGCATATCGTTAATTTCAAGAATCTTAATCAAATCTGGATCATAAGTCACATAATTGATTGATCCCGGAACATCTGGCGAATCATATATCAAGCCTGGAATTCCCTTTTTACGCATCATTTCTTGAATCTGAATTTCAGGAACTCCAGAAGCACGTAGTTTCCCAACAATGTCGCCACCAAGCATATCTTCACCAGATATGCCAAGTTCTTTTGCAAATGATTTAACTGCTTCTGGCTGTTGAGCAATTGGCTTGTCAAACAAAAGATAGTTAGGCAATGCTTCATCTGCTATGTCTAGCTTGTAGAGATAACTATCCCTTGGCAGCTTTTCTACTTGCTGAATGATACCTTCAGCTTTTTTAGCAAATTCAGGACTGTATTCCCCACTTTTAACAAAGTTTTTACGCATTTCACTTGGCAATTGGCTCAACATAGCCGACTCAAGCACTTCCATTGACTCATAATCTTGCTTCTTTTCAGCAGCTTTATACAAATCCATAACCTTTTTTTCGTATGCTGGACCTGTTCTTGGAAGATACTTATCTTGCGCTTCTCGTCTTGCGGCTGCTGAATATGCACCTTGCGTATAAGCAGACCCTGTTGATGGCGATCTTGTAACATCAAATTTAGAAAAAAGACTTGGGCCAGCGTGCCATGCAGTAATTCCAACAGGGTTGTAGCCTTCTGCCATCAGTCCACCAAGTTGCTGTGATGCTGGACCGTAATCAATGCCTTCACGGGCAGCAGCGGCTGTCAACTCGTTCAATGCCCTAGCCCGATCATTGATGTTGCCAACGAACTGTTGTGCGCTTAACAGTGGATTGCCTAGCAAATCTGTGAGTTTGCGCCTTGCGACATTCCCTGCGCTATAAATTTCACCAAGTAATCCAGCCATAACTTACCTCACCATTTAACTTTGTTTGCCACGCTTAATCATTTCTTGCGGCCCATCTTTTTGGCAGCTTCCGAAATAGCAATTGCAATCGCCTGTTGCGGGTTTTTTACAACCTTTCCACCCTTGCCGCTGTGCAATGTGCCTTCTTTGTATTCGCCCATGACCTTACCAACTTTGGCTTGACCTGCTTTATTCAGCTTCGTTTTCATCATTTTCTTCTCCGTTAGAGTAGTCTTCACCTTCTTCGGATCGAGTCTCAGCACGCTCCCAGGCTTTACAAACGCGCAGATTGTGGCAGATGAAGTCAAACTTGTTGCACCATCCACGGCCACCGCCATCCTTGTCAAAGCGATCTTCAGGGACTGACTCCATCTCAGCAAGCATATCTGGCGAATCATCAAAGTATTCGCAGTTAGCACACAAGTTACGCTTGGCTTGATCTGGGCTGATGCGCCAGACAGTAGCCAGCTTGCGCCAGTAGTCAGAGTTAGGCTGCATTGTCTTGTCTGGACCAAGCATCCAGTTTTCAATCATGAAGGTGCGCGTCTTAGCGTTTTCTTCAGCAGAAATCTTTTCTGGCACTTCGATCATTACTTCGATAGCCACGCCATCATCAGAACCAAGCAATCCACCCATAACATTCTCCTGTTCCATAGATTTTAACACCCTACCACAAATTTTCAACTATTTCTATTGGGGTTTATCCTAATGGAATTTTCTGTGAACAAGAAGATACTTGGGCCATCAACAACAGGAATCCCCATGAAACACTTTGATACTGACATCGCTACTGCAATCGTT